TGCGCCAGTGCCGCTAGAAGGTTTAATATATATCCCTTCTTTAAACATTAGCTTTCCATCAACTAAGACGGTCTGCGTTGGCTCAGTTGTTGAAAACACAAAAGCACTATTAGAACCATAAGATGCAGTATCAGCATGGTAGAACGTAATTCGCCCTGTTTGTGAGCGATTTGCCGCATCGCTAAATTGTATGTCTGCTCCTGCACCATTGGTTGCGGTGTAAATCTTTAAAGCGTCAGCATCAGCGGTTGCAGTGATAACTCCCGATGAAATAGTACCACCTACATCTAAACTGGGTGTAGTTAGCTTGTGGCTGAAATCAAACTTATCGTTAGTTGAGTCCCATAGAATAGTAGCGTCATTTAAAGCATCAACCGCATCTTGAATGGTTATTCCTGCACCGTTAGCATTCGCTGATGAGTCTCCAGTAGAATAATTTAGGGTAATGTTTTTATCTTTTACATTTAAATCATCAGTATCAACAGTTGTGGTTGTTCCTTGGACAGTAAGATCACCTCCAATAATTAAATTATTGCTAAAGGTATGGTTGCCTGTGATAGTGCTATCAAGGTTTAGCGTGACTGCTCCATTAGCGCCACCGCCATTTAAATTAGTACCTGCTGTTACGCTTGTTATGTCTCCAGCCGAAAAAGCCTGAGTAATCTCTTGGTTGTTCGGGTCGTTATTAATAACAGTAAAGCCAGTTCCACCATTATCTTTAACGGACAAAGTACGAGGCCAGTTGCTAAATACATTGTTTAAACTTGTGTCATAACTTGTGTCTGTAGTTGATAGCAAAATTCTAAAATAAACAACGCCAGTTGAGTATGTGGCTGTATCCTCCAGTACGCGCTCACCATCTGCGTTCAGGTTGCTTATGCTCGCATGATTGGTGATATCCACTTCTGCTGGAGTCGCAAAGTTTGTTGTTCCTGATGGGACGTATGCAACAGAATTAACGCGGTAAGTTGTTGATGAGGTGCTACCAGTTATCACCCTAGTGAATGTTTGCTCTACCAAGGTTGTAAAACCTGATGTACCAGATGTAGTTGATTTTGATAATGCAATTGTAAAGTTATCTGGTATATCTGCAATGGCATCTGCCACTGAAGCCGCTGAACCTCCTGTAACTGATCCTGCAGAAAGGCCAGAAAACAAGTTTGAAGCCTTTACGGTAACTGTTAGTGACGAGCCTTGTATTAGAGTAACTTTTAGAGCAACCAGACCAGTTCCAGTTAAGTTATAAGAACCGTTGCTTTCAAAGGTAGTCAGCCTTGCTTGCAGACTTGAAGCAATCTGTGAGTAAGCAAGGTTAGTAAAACCATCCGCACTAAAATATGTATTAGCATTCCCATCTTGCAGTAACATACCTTTCGCAGTAAGGGTTCCATCTTTGTGGACTGCAAATTTTGCAATCTCTGGCGTAAGACCGCCTACCCACATGCGATGATCGGAAGCAGTGCTAAGAGTAATTGTATCAGCAGTGTTATTACCAATAGATATAGATGGAGCAGTGCCAACTACAGTTATTTCCGTAGCAACCAATTTACCTTCCATATTTACACTGAAAGGTGCTGATCCAAATATTGCGTCTCCTAAATATATACCGTTTGAATCAGCTTTAAATATATTGCTACTTGACCCTATAGATATAGTGCCGCCAGATAGCGCCCCAGTAAACGTACCACTTGCGGAAGATAAAGCACCACTGAACGTGCCAGATGTGGCGGTAAGAACACCAGCTTCCGTAACTCTAAATGGGGCGTTTGCTTTGTTGGCTAAAGTTGCGCCAGCATAAAACCTTATATCATCGCCACCAGTAACAGCAGATGATAAACCAAACGAATCAGCCGCATCTCTTATTGAGGTTGTGCTAATTGTGAAGCCACCAATAGAGCCAGTAGTTGCTGATATATTTCCAGATACAACTAAACCGCCAGCGGTGTCATACCTCAGTCCGTTTGTGGCTGTACCAATGTAGATACCTTCTACTCTTGATCCTACGCTTGGGTTAGTAAACCCTAAAAAGAAACCAGCCGTTGTTGCATCTTCATAGCTAGACTTTCCAGCTTTCACTGCACTAGCCGCGCTTGCTGTTAGAGTAAGCTGTCCAGTTGTAATCTTGCTGGCATTTAAGTTATTTACAGTAATTACATTAGCATCAATAACTCCAACAGATAGCTTGTTCGCACTAATTTCATCAACATCAACCGTAGTCACTTTCTTCATCTGACCAGCTGGGCTTGTTACATATACTGGGTTTCCGCTTCCATCTTCAACAACGGAACCATATATATTTACTGCTCTTATCTTAAAGTAATAATTTTGGTCGTAAGAAAGCCCATGAGATCGGCCTATTAGCACAGTCTTTTTCTTACCTATATCTCCGTAATAAGTGCCTATAAGATTGCTTGTTGATGGGGCGTAACCTGTAGTTGTGCCAAAGTGGACATCAACCGCCCTCATATTTGTGTTGCTTGGGTTAGTCCAACTAAGCTCAATGTTGAATGGCTTGTCAGTTGTGACTCCTAAGTTTGAAGGGTTGGTTATGGTGTCAGGTTGAGCTATCGCTATATTAGCTACGCTTGAATATACGCTGAATACGTTATCAAAAGAGAAGTGCCGAACCCTAATGTCATACGTCACCCCAACCTTTACGTTTGATATTTCAGCGGTTGTTCTTGCTCTACCCGCTAGGGTAGCCGTTACATATGCAGAATCCAGTTCGCCATCCTTCTTATACTGTATTTCTGTTCCTTGAATAGCGCTGTCTACAGCGTTAGTCCATACCGCCTTTATGTTTATTTTAGCTGTTTGGCCTTCAACATTAGTTATCTGTACTGGAGTGCCTATAGTTGGAGGGCTGATATCAAGCTCACCAATAACAGATTGAGATGCGTTTGGCTGAGGTGTTGAGTATTCGCTAAAAACAAAATTAAATACGCTTGCGTCTATCTCTTGCAGACTAAGTGCTGTTGCCGCAAATATTTGACCTTCATTCTCTAAGAATGTCATAGACATGCTTTGAATTTCAAAAGTTTTGTTTGTGTATCCCAACCTTTCGTTGGTTAAATATATCCAATCATTAGGCTGTGCCTTCATAAACTCAAGAGAGGTAATTAAATCAACAGTTGTTGATTGCCTTTGATGATCTAGCGATATTCTCTGCAACCTTTGTGCGGTAGTTTGTGAAGTTGTAAATGGGTATCTAAGCTCAAGAACTCTTTTAAAGTTGGCGCTTGCTTCTCCTGATGGTGTGTCAGCCGCCAAGAATGCGCTTGAGGTAAATTGCCCTATCTCAGAAGGCTGATAGTTATTTCCCTTATCTACATATATTGATTTAACCGCGTTAAATAACTCTCCACTTTGGGATTGAGTAGTAATACGTGGCGGCCCTAATAGCTTATCATCTGTAATGGTTAAGGCCGCAGTCTGACCTGAACCTCCAAATAGATTAAACCTTCCGTTTGTGTAGGTAACGCTTCCAGCGCAAGAGGTTACAAGAGCCTCTATCAAACCTGACCCACTCGCTGAAAAGTTTGAAACTCCACTGGAGGTATATCTTCTTTCTGTAGTTAGTGGATCATTATTTCCATCAACGGTAAGAGTAACCAGATTATCGCAAAGATTAGCCGCAGATACAAAGCCGCCACCAGCATTTGAATCATTAATCTCTGAGGCCAAAGACTTTAACCCATAGGTGGTATCTGTTAAATAGTCTCTAATTTGTAAAGCTGGGTTTTGACGCTGTGCATCGGTTGTAGATATGGCACTTGTTCTAGGGTCATAAACATTTTTCCCACGCATAACAAACCATATTTTAGGGATGTTAGGCATTTTTTCAGGATCATAAACTAACTCAAGATAGAAGTAGCTACAGCCTAAAAACTTAGTTGTGGAAGGATATCTTGATGAGCTTCCAGCGGCCGCTAAACCATCAACCGCAGTTTGAGAGCCATCGTGAAACGTAAATCTAGCAAGAGTATCCGTACCAAAAGCGTTATCATTTTCTGAATTTTTAAAATTCGCATTGGTAACGCTATATACAGTTTCACCATTTACTGTTGCTGAGGTAAAGGTTAGCTTTGTTTCTCCAAAATACATTTCATCAAAGCCATCACACGGATGACCAGCTACTACAATAGACGAGCTTAGGATTGCGTTCTTAGTGCCGCGAGTATCCATCTTGACAATGGTGCCGCCAACCCTAGTAGTGCCGTAAATTAACTGTCTTGCTACCGCACCGCCAAGCCCTGATACCTTTGTTCCAAAGTTACCTGCACTAGCGTTAATTCCTTTGTTGGTCAGCATTCCTATGCCGCCAGCAATTAAAGTTCCTACAAAAGTGGTGGTCGCAAAGGTTGCCAGAGTCATGCCAGTGATGATTCCACCAGCACCGAATGCCGCCACCCCTAATATAGCTCCTGCGGTGACTACCGTTAATACTGCTACTGCTACGGCAATAATTGCCGATTTGATTACCTTAGCCATTTATTCTAAACACCTTTATTGCTAAATCATTGCTTTTGAAAGTAAAGCCTCCATCTGATGGGCTTATAATTGCATACCCATCGCAGACTCCAGTAACTTGCTTATCGTCAACCTTAAAAACAACAATATCACCCTTAGCAATAAAAGGCTTATCTATTACATATAAACCTTTTAATTTAACGCCCTTCATCATGCTTTTTAATAGGGTTTTCCCATAGCCGCTAATCGCTTCTTGGGCGCTTTCTTCATCATGCCACTCTAGCTCAGGTGGTATTAAATCCTCGCCTGTCATAGCCTTAAATGCCGCATCTGCGAACTTTACGCAATCCCATTCACCCCACTGAAAATCTCTGTCTTTATTTTCAATCATAAAAGCGTGGTATCTTGCTTCCCAATCTGGAAGTTTATTAGCCATTGCTATTTCCTTACTTCAAATAAATTAGAATTTTTGAGTGTTGGTGTTGTCGTTATTATCACCACCGTTATTGCCGCCACCGATATAAACGCCACCAGTGCTTCGACCCCAAAGTATGTCTGTATCTTGCAGTTTTTCAACGGCATCAAAGCCAGTATCGCCCGAACCTGCCAAGGCTACCTGAGACTCTTTTGTGTATCTGTAGTTGCATGGACGCTCTAAATCTAGGAGTCTGTTTTCTGTTATGAGGGTTATTATTACCCCATCTGATGGAGAATCTATAATTGAGGTGGAAGTCATCCTTCCCTTGTATAGAGTCATAACGCCATCAACGTGATCTGTGCCTCCACTAACGAAAGCAAGAAGCAAAGTAATGGGTCTATTTTGATAGGTCTCGGAAACAGCGTAGCCAAGTACGGTTTCATTCATTCCTGAAAGTTGAAACGTAACCCCTGCGCTTTTTAAATCGTTCGCATCTTCAATGTCAGATACAGCCAATAATGTGCCAGCGCCAGTATAAGTTTCTGAATTAATAACTAAGTCCCCACCGCCAGAATGTAGCCGCAAAGTGCTTGTATCAAACTCTGCTTTTATAGCAAAAATAATGTTTTGATGATCTTCTGCTAATTTAATAGCCGCTTTCGCATCTATCCCTGCTCTAGTAGCCATTACATAACCTCAATAAAGCTAAACACTATATTGTAAACTGAGTTTTGATTGGCGCTCCAATCCACGTTATTACTGTCCAGCCTAAACAAACCCTTGTTAACTGCCGTTGCAATGCCAATAACATGATCATCAGTTAAATCTTGTCTCAATTTTGGTTGTACTGGAATAGAATACAAATCGCGTGTTGCATCTGTGACAACTGCATCTCCAGTAACCATAACTAATTGCTTAATAAAATCATCTTTTCCGCTGGTAGATGCGGCCGCGTAAATAGCTAAATAATCACCTGCTTTTACCGTGCCATTAATTGTATTTCCAGATGCTCTTGCGCTTATTGCTTTAGCGCCCTTTATATTTTGACGAACCTTACAGCTTGCCGTATTAGCTTCATTAATTAATAGCTTATCTACAACAACAACCCTATCGCTTGTTCTTGTAACTATTTTAAATGTATCGTTGTTTTCCTCATTGTTTGCGCCAGAAACAGTAAAAAAATCTCCAACAACAAGCCCATCAAATATATCTGCCCCTGCGGTTATTGTTTTTATAGAAAAACTAAGAGAAACAGAAGTTACATTTGTTCCGCTATTTACTCTTACATCAGCCAGTAAAGTTTGACCATCATAAGTTCCTTGCGGAACCTTGCCATCAGGGTCAACCATTTTAAAGTAGTTTTTTTGCCCTTCTAAGGACGATAAGAAAGATTGCCACTCTACAGCCTGTGAACGTCTCATTGGCGCGAGAGTAACCCTTCCTGTCCAGTAATTAGCCTCGTAGTCTTGAGTGCGCGTTTTTCCTGAGAATGGTGATACAGTTATGCCCATAGTATTATTTAATGAGAAGTCAGAACTTATAAACCCCACGTTAGTCGGTATATCAATTATTTTAGGCACCTAACAACCCCTTCCTGTAATTTCCACCTCTACGAGTGGCATCAAGTACCGCGCTTTTTGATACCTCTGCTATTGTTGGCATCATCTTATTTATCTCTGCCCTGACTGTGCCGACAACTCCAGTAGAGAAGTTAAGGCTTTGGTTTACAACGATGGTATCACCACCACCCATAGCGTTTTTAGTATTCATGCCATTCATCACCCTGCCACCAGTGTTAGGAATAATTAACTCTGGCCCACGCTCTCCGACCATGGTTGGAACTCCTTTTTGATAGGTTCCACCACCTGCTTTTCCAAAGACAATAGCCATGTCGCTTTCAACACTATTGCCACCCCCACCACCAGACCCTCCCCCAAACGTGGGAAAAGCATTTGATCCTGAGAGCTTAAATACTGAATTTAGTATTTCATTTACAATCGCCATCTGTAAGAAAATAGAGATGATTTGAGATACCATGCTTTTTGCAAAGTCTTTAAACGAACCAAGAGCGCTCTTGCCTTCCATTAAGGCGTTTACAAAATTGGTAGTGAAAGCGTTGGCAGAATTTGTTACTGCTTGCTGTAGCTGACTTCCTAAAGTTTCAGAGACATCTTCTGTTTTAGCTTGAAGATCAGTAAGATCATCATTTAATATTTTCAAAACTTCGCTTAACTCCATGCCGCCAAGCATTTCCTCAAGGGCATCAGGGTTGGCTTCTGAAAGTAATGCAATCTTTTCTATTACACCCGCCAGTTTAGTCGCTGGGGTTATAGTAGCCTCAATAGCAGATTTAACATCACCAAAATTTTCTTCTACACTTGCATTATCAGCATCTACGCCTATTTGAACTAATTCCGCTCTTAAGATTGCAAGCCCATCTTTGACCTGTTGCACTGTCATCTCAGGGAACATTTGCGCTAACTTATTTTTATCCCCTAAAGCGGCATCTATTTGAGCTATTTGCCCCTCTAGCTTTTCAGTCTCAGATACGGTTCCCTGTATTGCACTTATTGCACCGCTAAATTCTTGCTTTATTTTATTGGCCGCATCTGCAAGCCCTTTATCTTCTACTATTTTCTTTTGAGCATTTGCATATTTTTCTAATTGATCTATAACATCATCGTCAAACAACCTATTCCCATCTTTATCTACAGCTTCGCTTGCCATCGCTATTTGAGCAAACATCTCCTTTACTGCAAGCAATGGATCACCTGCTTCAAGTGCCTTTTGCTTTAGCTTTTCAAGAGGGGCGATTGCATTTATAACCTCACCCTTTCGCGTAATCTTCTCTTGCTCTTCTTTAGATATTATAGGCTTGCCATCATCATCCTTTGGCGCTAGTTCAAGGTCTAGCTTGATCTTCCTATCTTTCATAAAGTTTTCAACAAACAAAAGGCTTGCTTCAAGCTCTTTTATCGCTTTCTTAGGGTCTAAATCAAATAAATCTTTTGCTACGTTAAAGCTCGCATTATCTTTAAAATCTTTTCGTAAAGGCGCAACTCCCGCCTCAATCATCGCAAACATTTTTGCTATTCTTGCATTTTCTAATTCAGCCGCACCTTCAAGTCCGCCTACAGCGTCTAATCTTTCTTGGGATTTTCCCCTTAAAAATTCGCTAGAACCTTCCGTCCTTTGCGTGTCATCAGTTATAGCTCTTTCAAAAATAGGGCTTACATTTGCTTTAATACTTTTTGCTAGATTGTTAGCTTCAATAACAGCGGTAATAGAGTCAACAAAACCTGTCATATCATCGGTTAAGCCTTTTAACGTATCACCAAGCCCACCTTCAAATATAGATAGACCTAACTGCTTAAAGGCAATTTCTAGGTTAGATGTTTTTGTAGATAGGTTTTCCATCCTAGCGGCCATTGTGCCGCCAGTTGTTTCAGCTAAACCTTTTTGCAAGGCCGTAATTATTAATGCCGCACCTTCGGTAGTCTTGCCAAAATCAGCTATCTTGTCTCTAGTAAGGTTTAATTGCTTTCTAAGTATTGGATAGACTGCGATGCCTTGAGTTTCTAATTGCTCAAGCTCCTCAAGACCTAGACCACCACCTGTTGCTTTAGATGCAATTTTAACAAGGGATGCAAAAGCCTCTGTTGCGTTACCTGCGATAGAGGCCGCATCACCAAAGGTTTTGAGCATTTCAATGTCAGGCTCAAGGCCAGCAGATTTTAACCTGATGAATGCCTTGGTGACATCTTCAATTTGAAAAGGGGTTGTTTTTGCGAAATTAATTACTTGGTCAAAGGCATCTGCACCACCGCGAATGCCTCCAAAAACAGTATTTAAAGATATTTGCAAATCTTCAAACGCCATACCGACTTTGGCAATAGGTCTAACCAGAGCGGCAATACCAGCGATAGCCGCGGCCGCTACTAAAGCCTTTCCCTTTACTTTACCAAGGGATGCCGCCATCCCAGAGAAACCTTTCTTTCCAGAGTCTCCAGTTTCTTTGGTTTTCTTTTTTACCTTGTCTAATGCCTTATTAAGCTGTTTTGTATCAGCTTTAATTCGGACAACAAGTTCATCAATATTAGTAGCCATTAGTCGGGATATAACTCCATTAGCTGTTCAAGGCTGTCCCGATCTAAAGGTTTGTTACTACCATCGTCTGATGTATTAAATTCCTTAAATCCAGCAAGCGTTGCATAAACTTCAATAGGTGACATATTCCAGAACTCGCTAGGTTGGATTCCAACCATTCCTACGCAAATCTCATAGAAACGCCTCCAAACTATTTCATCTAGCTCGTCACCTAGCCCTTTTTTGACTCAACCCCTTCTGAGGAAGGATCACTCATTGTTGATACCAATAAGGTAGCTACTGCACTACAGGTGCTAACAATTCCAGTTTCTTGGATCAGATCCTTAATATCTTTTTCGCTCACATTGTTACCCCCACCTCTTATGGCGTGTAATAAAATGCAAACTAGCTCACCCATACGAACATCGGCTTCTGATAGCTTTTGCGTAATTGTAAGAATGCCCTTATCAAGCTGTGTCTCAATCTTGATAATGGCATCTACATTTAAGCGACAAGTATAATCCTTGCCCCCCAGATTAACTAACGTCTGACCCTTTAACGGATTTGTCATCTGACTTTCCCTTCTTTGTAGTTGCCATTGCAACGGTTAAATGTAAGACCCCATCTCTGGAGTCAAGCTGGCAATCCACAACATCGCGCTTCTTGCCATTTATAGTAATCTCGCTTACTGCTTCAAAATCTTTAGGACATGGACATATAACTTTATTTCCATAAATCATCCCATCAA